CATCACCATTAGCAACACTAGAAACAAGTCCATTACCATTAATTCGTGTGCCTACTGTTGTATTGTCTGCACTAGACTTACCAAAAAGTGCATTGCCGCCAGAAAGACGCATTGTCTCATCAGTATCTGATTCCTTGAAAACAAGAGCAGAGTTTGACGTAGAATGATTACCAGATTGTATTGTCAGCTCATAAGGCGAGGAAGTATTTTTAGATATTTTTGCTGCTCTCGCATTGGAAGCATTAGAGCCACCTATCGTGAAGTCAATATTACCTAAATTTGAATCTGAACCTGTAGATAAATGTAGCTTAGATGATGGACTACTAGTACCTATACCTACGTTGCCATCATCTGTAATTGTAACTCTTTTAACAAAAGAACTGTCAGTTGAGTGCTTACGTCCTATATGCAGCTTCGTGTCATTATTACCTATATATTCATGAGCAAACCCCATTGGGTCTGCATTACTTCCGCCAATCATTAAATCGCCATTGGTTACATCGTTTGTACCAATGTGCAAAGCGGCTGTAGGACTACTAGTACCTATACCTACGTTGCCATCAATAACAGCTCCATCAGACGTTACTGTGCCTGTTACGTCTATGCCAGTAGAAGTGGTGGATAGTTTTTGGTTTCCTGAATGATATAGCTTTAAGCTATCATTTATTGTGTCTGCATATAGAAGATTAACCCCATCAGCCCCCTCAATAATAACCCCGTTATTGTTACTTTGAATAAACAGCGAACCAGCACCATTCTCTTTAATATAGGAGCCGGTTGATGGGTCATGATAAATCTGTAGATCGTCACCATCACCAAACTTAGCCTTGACGTTATCATCAAAGTCTAAGTCGCCACTCAAAGTACCGCCATCAGAAATACTACCAGCTGGGCCTTGTGGGCCTGTAGCTCCATCAGCTCCATCAGCTCCATCAGCTCCTGCTGGGCCTGTAGCTCCTGTTGGGCCTTGTGGGCCTGTAGCGCCAGTAGCACCTGTAGCTCCGTCAGCACCGTCAGCTCCAGCAGGGCCTGTCGGGCCTTGAGCGCCCGTAGCTCCATCAGCACCATCTGCTCCTGCTGGGCCTGTAGCACCTTGAGGGCCAGTAGACCCCGTAGGGCCAGTTAAAGCATCTAATTGAGACTGAGTAAAGTCACTGTATTCAAAAGCGTCACCCTGAGGGCCTGTAGCACCTTGAGGGCCAGTAGCGCCTTGAGGGCCAGTTGCACCTGTAGGGCCTTGAGCGCCCGTAGGGATACCTAAAGATAATACACCCGTTCCACTATCATAAGAAGAAGTAGCAGAGCTACCAGCAGATAGAGTAGACGTACTAGTTGTTAATGTTGTTAATTCATCACGATAATCTTCAGCAGTGTCTCTAGCACTCTCGGCAGCACTTTGGGCTGTCTCAGCATTAGTCTCTGCGGTTTCTGCGGCAGTCTTAGCGGCTTCTGCTGCATTCTTGTAAGTTAAAGCACTAGAAGCTGATGTAGCTGCTTCGCTGGCTTTTGTTGTAGCTGTTGTAGCACTACCTGATGCTTCGGTAGCTGAGGTAGATGCTGATGTTGCGCTAGTTGACGCCAAAGCAGCACTAGAAGCAGCATTAGTTTCTGATGTAGCTGCGTTAGTCTCAGAAGTAGCAGAGGCACTTGCGCTATTAGACGCTGATGTAGCGCTAGAAGATGCAGCATTAGCTGATGTATTAGCGTTAGTTTCGCTAGTTGATGCGTTAGATGCTGAAGCAGAGGCTTCGCTTGCTTTTGACGTAGCAGTGTTTTTAGCATCAATAGTGTCATTATACATCTGAGTATATTCAGGAGTAATGTCACCATCATCGCCTTTTGGCCCTTGTGGGCCTACCACTGTTGATGAATAATCGTCATTGTCGAGCTCTAAAGGGTTACTGGAAACTGGTGTCCCCTGACCACGATCTATACCCATTATTTTATCTCCGTGAAACGATAGACTGACCGAAGTACATACCTACTACGGACATGATTGCGTGTGGAAGCCATTCTGGTGTGACCATTCCCTCTAAGGACACATAATCAACAGCTTTATTTGTAAAGTCTAAAAATAACAGCTTAAATCCACTAGTTATTTCTACAGGTACTACAGTATTAAAGCCCCATAAAGGAGCAGTTAAAATAAAACCAGCCATAGCCATAAAAGAAACAACTAAAAAACGTCTAATCCACTGTGCGTTGGGTGTATCGTAATTACGTGCTCCTTGTACACTGTCCTCAGAGGCCGTAAACCTCGCTAGAAGCTGCGCTTGTTGTTCAGCCTTATCTTTCTGTGACTGAGACCATAACTTCAATACAGCGCCTCCTACGAGGCTTGCAAGCATAGTAATTACTTCTAGAGGGGCACCAAACATACTAAGACCTTTTACGTTCTAATAGACGTTCTTGTTTCATTTGTTTCTCTCTCTTACGTTCCCAGCTAATCCATGTGCCTGCAAAAGCAGGGTCAGTAGGATCAAGCTGTACTTGAGGAGCTACGATAAACATATGCGAATCTTCTCCACAGACCTTACACTTCTTAGGTTCTTTACGCTCTGCAATAGAGCTCATTTGATCTGTAACGTGTCCATCTTTACACTTGTATGAGTAGATTGGCATATATTCTCCTAAAGGTTATAAAAGGGCTCATTGCGAGCCCTTTGTCTTACAGACTACGATTAAGCAGCAACCTTGAAAGGTACACCAGCGTTATCGCGTAGTTCACCAACACCATAGATAGTGTCAGCGGTGAATAGATCACCTAAGTACTCTTGCTTGTACTGAGTCTGAGAGCGTACGCCCAACTGTTCAGCCAATACTAGAGCATCTTTATGAACCAAAGCACCAACACGGTTTGCGCCACTGTCAACAGTAGGTGCATTGTTGGTAACGTAAACGTCAACACCATAAACACGACCGATCTGACCATTCTTGATGGCTTCACCAGTACCGATAAAGGCTTGCTCAGTGAATCGGTTAATGCCTAACATGTCAGACTTAGCTACTGGAGGAAGAACCAAAGCACGATCGTTCATAGGAACATCGTTGTTATCCAGTTGTAGCATCATAGCACGAATACCTGCATCAGTGATGTCAGCGCCAGCGCCAGAAGACCAAGTAGTACCGTCACCTTCTAGGAAAGTGCCGCCATTCAATGCCTGAATAAGACCGAATAGGTCGTCGTCTACTTGAGTAGCCAAAGCGTAACCAGCATCAGAAGTATAGAACTGACGCATGGAGCTTAGAGCTTGCTTCTCTACGATGTCTTCAATCATTACAGAATATTCGTAGTGTTTGTTGATGTTTACAATCACTTCAGTAGCAGTGTCAGTGTTCAAAGTTACTTGAGACTGAGCTGACTTAACATTCGCAGAGCCACGACCGGGCTTTGGAATATGAATAGAATCACCTTTCTTACCAACGTGACTCATGCGAGTAACAAGGTTAGCAAGAACTAAGTTTTTCTTATAAGAAGCGATTACTTCGTTAGACCACAATTCTGGGATAAATACTGCCCCAGTAGTGGTAGTTTGATGATTAGTACCTAGTGCCATTTTAATTAACTCCTATAGTTATTTGACACGACCCTCTGCATAAGCAGCCATAATTTCTGGTTGCATAGCCGCATAGCGTTCTGGGTCTGTTTGATTTAAACGAATGAGGTCTGCGCTACGATAAATTTTCTTACTTCCAACGGATTCGCCAGACGACCTACTTTCAGTACGACCTGCTTTAAGCGCCTTTTGTTTGGAAGCCTGTTTCTCCGACTCCACCTCCTTAGTTTTTGAAATTAGTTGCCGGTCTTTCCATGTAGAAAGAAGTTCATCGGCTGCATCAAAATCATAGGCGTTTGCTTCTTGAAACAAGCGTTGGCGTACTTTACTCTGTTGAATCCATTCCTGAAACTCAGTTGATCCTACGATCTCTTGAGCATCTGGATGTGACTGATTTAACTTTTGAAGAGTTAGCTGGTGCTGTTGCTCTTCGTTAAGTTTCTCAGCTTGCTTGAGCTTTGGATGATTCTTGATTTTTTCTTCGATGTACTTATCTGGATCATCGTAGAAGTCAAGGGGTTCTTCTTTAGTCTCAGCGGTTTGCTGATTTACCTGAGATTTAAGAAAATCTTCAGTCAGTTTACGCAGTTCGCCTAACTCGCTACCTTTACGTCCTAATTCTTTTTCAAGAGACTGGTACGAATTAACGATTTCTTCTACTGACTTATCTTTGAACTTATCTGGTACTACATACTCATCAGCAGCTTGTTCCGTTTCTTCGGAGGTTGCTTCAGTTTGTAGTGCTTCAAGTTCTTCTGTATTTTCTTCTACAGGGTCAACGACAATATTATTTACCATAGTGGTGTTCTCCGTCTTTTATCAAGATTGTGGAGTTAATGAAAATGAAACCAAGTCCTATTCGGATTGTTCAGCTTCTACAAGTTTTGTCTGTTCTTCTAATGTGATCAGCATATTGAGAATAGACAGTTGCCCCTTAATAAAGTTAAGGGACTTTTCATCTTCAGCAGCATAAATAGTGTTTAAAGAATCATTCATGGCTTGTAGATCATCAACTAATGACCTCCACCCGTCTGTCTCTAACATTACCCAACGCTGCTTGAAGAAATCTTCGTTAGTCGGGGTTTGATTCACTTAATTGTCTCGCTTTTGCTAGGTTAAGTACAGTTTCTGACTCAAGGTGCTTCATTTCTGGGATATTACGTACAGTGTCAGCAGCAATACTATCTACTTTCATAGATTTCTCTTGTAAATCTAGTGCTTTCTTCTGTAAGTCCAGAATACGCTCTTGAGCATCGGTTTCGTTTGGAACTTTAGCTGCTGCATCGGCTTGTTTCTTGTAAGCATCTGCCAAAGTTTCTTGAATTTGAGCGCCCTTGAGCTGAACATCAGCCTGAGCGTCTTGTAATTGTAGTTGTTGCATTACTTGAGCCATTTCTTGTTGTTGTGGGTCTGGCTGCATAGACTGTTGTAGCATTTGTACCATCTGCTCTCGGTTATTTAGAGAAGAAGATTCGAATACAGTCATTAATAATGCCATAAATGCCTCAGAATCAGGAGGTAACATAGACATTAACTGAATAGTCTGTGCCATTTCTAATTCTTTGGCCATAATCCCCATTGTTGAATGAGGAGAAAACTTATAATCTAGTACTGGATAACGCTGATCGTCAAACTGCATCTTACGCCACACAGCTTTTTCAATGAACGGGATCAAGAAATCACTCTGGAAGTTCATCAATGTACGCTTCTGGCGCTTAATAGACGCTGCCTGTAGCATAGACATGCCGCTTGCAGTGTTATTTCGTGGGTTAGACGAACTACTAGTAGCAGAATCCATAGCGCCAGTAGCCATCTGTACCATACGTTCTAGCTCTGCTCCTTCTGAGAAGGTGTGAGCAGACAAGTTACCGAAGTTAAATGGCTGAATTACAGTACGAGGATCACCATTAGTAAGAATAGTCTTACCAGCTTTAACTTCTAACTTGGCCCCTCTTGGCAATTTAGTTGCATCCATTGCCATCATGGGGTGTGTAGTCAATGCAAGAGCGTCTATACGACTACGTAATTCAGCATCCAACGCTTTCTGGGGATTATATGCTTTTTCGCATACGCCACGCCCCCAGAATTTGTTAGGGACACGATCCAACTGACACGCTACAAAAGGACGATCCTTCATTAAGTAAGGATTCTCTTCAGCACGTAGAACTACTGCATCGTTAGCAATAGTAACTACAGCTTCTACTAGTTCGTCCGTTTCATAATCAAATTCCTCATAGTGACTATTTTCACGAGGATTTAACAAACGCTGAGGTACTAGACCCCAATATTCAGTAATCTTTACTTTGTCGTCTTCTTCTGCGTGTGTCTCTTCGTCCCAGCCTAAATCAGCACGATCTACAGAAGTGCCTAATAGAGCTACGTCACGATATACGCCCTTTTCAATATTCTCAACCACATGGTAACGAGACTTGATAGACTCTGTAGCTGCGCCTAAGCCACCATCAACATCTAAGGCAGCAGGGTCAATAATAAACTCTTTAGGAGAAACAGGTTCAAGACCTACTTTAATGTAAGGTACTTCAGCTATTTCTCTTCGTGTAGTTAATGTGCCCTCAACAGGCTTTTCTACAATTACACGATCTATCGTGGTGTCTACAGTTACTTTACCAATCATTGTTCCGTAGATAGCACCATTCAAGAAAGACTCACAAATAGCTGGCTTAACGCCACAGTGTTCTAGGTCTTCTTGTAGTACTCTACGTAAATAAGCAACATCTCTTGGGTCTTCGTCTAAGACATCATCGTCAATATCAAACCACTTCTCACGGCCAAATGTTGCTTCTTCTAGTTCTGATACAGTAGCTTCTACAGCTTGTTGTGTTGCTGGAGAAATTAGACGAGACTTTTCTGATTCTTTTAACTTATCTTCTTCAACCCAAATACCACGCCAGATGCGATAATATTCATCCCACTTCTGCTCGTAGTTTTGATCTCTATGGTTTTTCCAGTTCTCTAGTCGCTCTGTTAGCCAACTAGCAAGACTAGCATACTTATCATGTTCTAACATATTAATTAATACCCAGCGTGTTCATCTGTTGGCTCCCATTCATCTATATCAATGCTACTAGCAAAATCTGCTACAGACACTTGATCAATGTAAGCTAGAGCGTCTAATTGGTCGTCATGCACTTGCGGAGAAGGGAAAGCAGTCATTTGATCTACAAAGTCTCTCCAGTCTCTTTTACTGTTGAATGAAATCTTTCCGTGTTCCATTCGGCCTTGTAAAGACCAAGTTATCCGGTCAGTCTTTTTCTTACCACCATGCGTTACTTCTGATATAACAACCCATCTGTTGTTTATACGCATCTGATCTTCTAAGTAAGGCATAATAGCGTTCTTTAGAGCGCCTGCTTCTATGCCTACTGTGTTTGCTTGGGTAGCTATGGCTGTGTTTAGAATACGTTCAGCTGTTTTTTTAATATTCCATCTTCCGTGTAGAATATCTTTTACCCACCAAGAGTCGCCGGATATTTTGACAATGGCTATAGCAGTTTCGTCTAGCTTAGACCCTCTTGATCCTCGCTCTTTCGCTACTTGCTCAAAACCAGCAGGGTCTACTGCAATAACGTAGTGACCATCTGCTGGCTCTTCATCTTCAATGAACCAATCTTCTTGGAATATACCACCACTGAATGATTCAAAACTAGCTTCAAATTCTTGCCTAAAGGCTTGAGTAGACATTGTACGTCTAGCTACTTCTATCTCTTTAGGGTCGATTAGTGGGTTATCTGTTGAGTTAAAACTAAATGCTTCCCACTCATCATCTTTCTTTGCTTCACAATACAAATCAAAGAAGTGATTACGTCCTTCAGGTGTACCTATAAATAATGCTTCACCTTTTACGTCAGCTAGTGTAGGTCTAATGATTAGCTCCCACACAGAAGGTTTCATAAAAGCATATTCGTCTAGTACTACGTATCGTAGACCTACACCACGTAAGGTATCCGGTCTGTCACTTCCTTTTAGATAAATCTTTCTGTCATTGATCAGAGTGATCGTAGCTGTGTTCTCATGAGTGCTTTTGATTAGGTCTTTGCCTATATCTTTTAAGACACTCCACATAATGTCTTTAGCTTGTTGAAAGGTAGGTGCTATATAGAAGATGTCTTTATCTGGAGATTGTAAACCTTTTATTAGCAACGTCCACGCTGCCAAATGAGACT